CGGTCTTATTTGAGACCGCAGAGGTTATTGATGAGTTGGTATATGAGGTTCCGCTCTTGTTCCCGTCATCCTCCAACTCGTTATAGTCAACCTCATCGTTAGGAGTTTCGCTGGTGACTCCTATATTGACTTCCTTGGTTGAGATGATATTGTGGGTATCGATATGGGAGAAGGATAGGATAGAGGCGTTGCCGGTTCCTACCGCCCATAATACTGTCACGTCTGACTTGATTGTTGGAACGATCATCTGACCCTTGCTTAATCCGGGAATGGCGCTCAATGGAATCTCTGGTATCTTTACCGTCCCATCCATGGAGATGAAATCTATGGTTCCTATGGCCCCATTATCTCCCGGCGTATATTTGGCTACAAAGCCGTGCAATATCATCAAGTTATTCTCCGGAGCCTGTACGATCCGTCTCAGCACTTCTGATAGTTTGTTCTGGTCTGCCATTATTTATCGCTTAATTTATATGGTATCTTTAATTTTTGCCTATATCCCCTTACCCCGAAAGTCGTTATAACCTCGCTTACCACATAAGTCCCGTTTCTCTCAGGGTTGAGATTGTCTGTTAGTCGTACCTTACATCCGGCTTGTAATCCAAAATCACCGAAGATCGTAAGGTCTCCATCGATTCCGGTCTGGGAAATCTCCGAGAATGCCGCTTGAGCATTCTTGACAAGAGTGTCACGGTTGACGTTATATTCATGAAAAGTACGAATGTTATAAGCAGAAAGATCAATCTTGGTGTTCTTGCTACCGTATTTATTTGTGAGATTGTTGGCTTGGTCATATTCTGATAATAAAGTGTTCTTTAACTGGTTCTTACTTATCTTTGTCTCATTTACTACTTGAAACTTGGATGTGTCTTTTGGGTCTCTTCTGATAGTCGCTTTAAACATGGAGTTATCCGGATAAAGGGCGATAGCTTCTAACGCCATGAGCGCTGGATCTAATTTGTGGATGGATAGATTATCCTCTGCCACGTTTTCATCAAACTCTATATCATAAGGAGTATCTGGCATGTCTTTCAGTAACGATTCCGAGGTGTTGACAGAAAAGAAGGTCCTGCCTATAGCGAGATGGGGAATACCGTTATAATTTCTCATATAGCACATGATACCCCATTTCTTGAGCCTGTTCAATATATCAGCTGCCGTACAACTTTGTGGATAGACAATCTGACCTATCTCCATATTCATCTCTTTCGTGCTAGGGTGAAGCTCTATTCCAGTGCCTTTCAGTATTGTTGGTACAAATTCATTTATCTTGGTACCTTTTGCGCTGGTCTTTATCGGATCTAGCGCTGTCTGCTTTAATATATATCCCATATCCTCACATTCAAGGGTGAAAGGATTTCCTGAAACGATAGAGGTTATGTATCCATCGAACATCGTTTTGAGATTCTCGTCTATTCCGTAGCAAAGTTTTATATTGATACGCTTGCCTCTTTTGAACAAGCTATCCTTGTCGCCCATAAGCTTGACCTCTCTGGTTCCGAACTCGTCTTTCAAAGAGGACTTGACCGTGATCTGTCTCGTGAACTCTACGGTGGCCGTATTGATGAGTGTCTGATAGGAGTCTTTGATCTGGAGATTGACAACCTCATTCACAGTGACCTTATTTAAGATGTTCAGTTTATCGTTAGGATCTTCGTCCCCTATTGTGATAAGACAATTCAGTATGCTTAAGCCATGTATTTCCATTATATCCAGTTTTGTAATTGAATGAATTGTTTGGGGTTGAACTTGCGTAGATAATCCTTTAAGCTGGCCTTGGAAACAACTTGCTCTGGGTTGGCGGCTAACCAAGCCTCACGTTTGGTGATCTCCTCTTGCATCATTTGTTTTGCGGATAAAATCTTTTGTTTCTCTCCCTCCTCATATTTCAATGCCTCCGTATTTCTCTCGAACACTGCGTTAATCGTGTAATTCTGGACATTTGAGAATCCTATGGCTTGTGGTAAATCATAGGATAGTACTAGGATGGTATTGACCTCAAACATATCGAGGTATGGGGATTGACATGTTACCACGTCCTTATGCTTCAATATCTTTATCAAGTCCATGACCTCTTTTGTCGGATATACGTCTTGGTAGGGACTGACTATCTTCCCGGTGATGGTGATATTATAGTCCCCTCCAGAGATATATTCCTTGCGTGTGAGATCCCGACCTTGTACCTTGGTCAACAGGATATTTTTTTGTTCAGATAGCTTGATAACCGCATGTCCATCGAAGAATTGATAATTCTCGCTTCCGTCTTTTATTTGAAGCTGTATGTAATGCCTGATAGGAGTTCCATCCAATCCTTTCCCTTGCAATAAATTGACTGGGGTATTAGCTTCGACCAGTTTCTTGATATTGCTATCCCTGTCAAATAGATTGTATCTGGTTTGAAGTTTATAGTCTGGAGAGCCGTTAACGATCTCATCGGCCATTCTTAATACCGCTTGCTTTGTCCTCCAAGTAACAATACGCTCTATGATCCTTGCTTTTTTCTGAAGGTAGGCTTTTGGGTTTCTAGCTAGATCAATGATATTGATTCGAGGGATATAGGTAAGAACCGATGATGGGTCTTTGCCTTTATATAATTCCCCCAATACCCTTTTTATGGCATGATTCTCGTAGTCCTTGGGTTTAAGTGGGGGGAGTGTTTTTTTCGATAACTCGTTGGCTACGCTTGCGAATATCCTTGGTGTTGGATTTTCAGGTTTAATCGTAGATTCTATGATACTTAGTTTTTCCATTAGCTGTATGATATTTCAAAATCCTTTACTGCGTCTATCATTACTTGCGTTACTTTTTCTTTGAAGGTCTCCATATCCTCTTCGTTGGTTGAGTTTACGTTGATACTTCCAATGAGGGATTGGATATTGATAGTGATTATCTTGGGTTGTGTTCCGGAAGTCTTGCCTACTCCGCTATAGGCGCTATTTCCACCATTACCATTACCTCCATTTTCTGTTCCACTTGCATTTCCTTCTATTCTTGCTTTATCACGACCATATAATTCAGTAGGTGGAACAAGATTACTGATTGATTTTGGAAGCGCATTGAATATTGATTTTATCAACTTAGAGGCATAATTTTTACCCCTTAATTCAGAATAGGTTTCAGTTATTACTTCTTTTCTCGCTTCTTCGTTTAATGGCCCTAGATTATCCAGTCTTTTACCTGTTTCTAAAGCAATAAGATTTAGAGCTTCTTGTTCGGTAAGAGCGATACCGCCCAATGTTTTTACTGAAGCATCTAATATTGCGTTAGATAACTCTTTATATTTCTCAAGCTCAGAATTATATGTTTTTGTATAATCTAAAATCTCTGAAATATTGTTGGCGTTTATATCGTTAGGGTTTATACCTAAAGTATATTTATGATCTGTTTGATTCCATATTTTTTCTCCGGTGTGTGGATATATTGTGTATTTTCCTCCATTTAGAAGCATTGCGTCAATTTGATGGCGTTTAGCTTCTATTGCATTTAATCCAGATTGTTTATCAAGATCAGCAATGCCGGATATATCTTGCTTGTATTGACTGAAATTTTGGGCTGCGTTTAGTTGAGCTTGGTCTTTAACAGCTCTTCCATATTGCAGATAATGATTTTCACCAAAGCCATTTAAAACTCCTAAATTGTATCCTACAGTTTCAAAATATGTTTCTTTCTTCTTACTTTTTTTAAGATCTTCGTCATTTTTAAAACCGGGCATCAAGTCATTGACTTGTTTTTGTATATTTGAGGTCGTTGTCGCTGTCCTTGATTTGGCTGCATATATACTGATACCAAGAGTGGCTAACGCTGCTACGGCTGCTGCAACAACTGCTGGTATTCCTCCTAATGCCGCCAATAAACCACCACCAATAGCTTTTCCAACCCCTCCAGCTCCTCCTACTCCCCCGATAACGGTAGTAAGACTTCTTGCGGCTTTTATGGATTTAACTATAGTGCCTCCCATCTCGGCAATAGCTAATGTGATACTGGATAGTTTCTTAAACAGTATTCCTCCAATTATAAAATACTCTAACCAATTCCAATTTTCAGATACCCACATAGATACTCCAACCAATGCTTTTGTTAATGCGACCAATCCTGTGGCTACATCTTTGAACATCTGAGCTGTTCCCGGTTGTTGGAGCAACAATATCAGATCGTCTAACCCATTTTTGATGATAGGATTGAACGCTTCGAAGACGGTCATACCTGTCTCGGTAAACTGTGATGTTACCTTGTCCCATTTTCCCTTGATGGTATCTTGTTTTTTAGACGCTATGCTATCAGCTAGACCTCCGGAGTAGATTGAGTTTTGTATTAATTCTGGAAGTTTCATCAATTCGGCGAATACGTTGTTAGCTGCGTTTCCTCCGATTTTATCAAATAGTTTGGTCAGGTCTTGTACGCTGGCATCGTTAGACTTGAGCTGGGAGAATATGTCAAATAACGATCTTAATTTGGTCTTTCCTGTTGCCTTGTCTAGCTCATATAGCTGGATGTTGTATTTTTTCAAGACCTCAGTTCCCTTTTTTGTAGGATTCAATAATCTTGTCATCATCGCTCGTAAGGCTGTACCCGCAACCGTACCTTTCAATCCGGCGTTTCCTAGCGCCCCGATAGCGGCAGTCGCTTCATTGAAAGAGATCTTGGCCATACTCATCATGGGAGCTGCGAATTTCATGGCTTCACCCATTTCCAATACATTGGTATTTGTGCTGGTGGTAACGCTTGTAAGTATATCGGATATTTGTCCCATCTTAGAACTGTCCAAACCATAGGCGGTCTGGATATTAGTCACGATATCTGCCATCCTATCAAGTGGAGCGTCACCAATGATAGCGAGATTGGCGATAGGTTTTATGGAATTATTGATATCCTCGATATTCAAGCCTGCCATACCTAGATATTTGGCCGCTCCAGCAACCTCTGTCGTGGTAAACTTGGTATCGACACCAACCTTACGGATATTCTTTGACATATCGGAAAATCGCTGGTCAAACGTAGAAGTATCCTTATCCGTGGCTTTAAGGATACTCTGTACCGTTGTCATGATATTCTCATATTCAGCTGCATCCTTTACAATACTCATGGTTCCCATACCGATAGCGGCGGCACCAATCATGTTCGGGAAAGGGAATCCTGCTGCGTACATGACATCCGCAGCCCCGAATAACCCTTTCGCCCCGCTACCAAAGCCACGTGCAGCTCTGTTGTTGCCATTTTTAGGGACATAGTTTCTATTTTTCCTACCCGTAATAGAGGTCGCTGATCCGGTCGTAGTATTGGTTGTTTGGTTAACCTTGGTATTGATAGTGACCGTTTTTCCCTTGATCGCATTGATCTGGGATTGAAGGTTTTTTAGCTCTTTCTTTATGCCATTATCAATACTGAATTTAATCTTCTTAGGTCTTGTGCCAGTGATTCTATTGAGACTTACAAAAGCAGCGTTGACTTTTCCAATCTCTTTTCTCAATGTTTCTAGGGAGGTTATGATGGGAGGGATAGTCCTTTGAATCGTGCTTTGGAAATCACTGATATTTTTAGAAGCTTGCGCCCCGTTGATGTCTATATTGTACCTGACGTTGTAATCCATGTTATAGGCTTTGGTTATTGTTTACTTAATAAAGAATAGCTTGAAGCGTAAAGACTTGATTAAAAAAGAAAACCCCCACCGACATCACGTCGATAGGGGCCTAGAGAGGAATATATAAAGTAGTTAAGAAAAAAGCCTAACTGATGATGTGGCTATGACTTGGTTATGTAACCACAAAGCATCGTTGGCGATCAATGCGAAATCTTCGTCTGATATCGTGGATAGATCTACGCTGGGAAAGTAATGACGGACGAGGGCTATATATTGTCTTAGCCACTCATCATCCCTTACTTGCCAGCGATCGAGAAATTTGCGACCTTGGCTTGGCGAGAACCAATGATATTAACCAGTTTTGCGGACAAGCCATACAAGAACAATGAATCATCGTCCACTAGTTCCTTATCTCCTTGGATAAACGTGTCACGTGCCAATGATCGGACGGCTGCGATCTCATCCTTCTTCTGTAATTGTGCGAACTTACTGAACGCAACGAAATTCGGTTCTCTGAAATAAGCGATATACACTTCCTTGTCATCGTACTCGTCACCAAATACTACGATAGGATAGACTCTTTTGTTTTTCTTGGGGTCTTGTTTCTTGATTTCCTCTAAGGTTTTCTTGATAGTTTCTTCTTGTGCTAATGTAAGCTCTTTGCTTTCTTCCATTTCCATAATATATACTTTGTTTGGTTGTTTATGAAAGAATAGAGGGGATTTTAGAAAAAAGTTTGATTAAAATATATCTCTTGACTAGTCATGCTGTATTCCTAATCAAGAGATATATGTAGGTTATTTTATTTCCTTAGATATACTTAAACGATATTGAAATTCATCTACCAATCTTTTAATGGCTTGCTCCATAGGATCTTCTATATCTAAAATATCTTTCTCGTAAATGATTTTATCAGAGATATCAGATAACATCCAAGTTCCATATGGTGCTACACATGCTGAATGGGAGAAATAGCCCGTTAACATTGTGTTATCAATAAGAACAAATGGATGGAATAAAATAGTATTACATTCAAATAGCTTGAATCTGTTTTGATCTTCAGCTTTTAAAGAATTTTTTATTGACTTAAACGCTTTGATATTAGTTCGTAATTCTATAAGTAAATCTTCTTCACTATATTCCCCTTTACGAAGAATACCCGCATAACCATTAAAATGATCATTATGAAACTTTACTAATTCTTCAGTAGGAAAAATTACATTAACTTCTGACTTGTCGTTCTTTTGAATCATTCTCTGATAGTGCAAGTAATCTCCTGTTTTAGAATAATAAGGATAGATTATTGCGTCTAACCATATCCGTTTACAGGCTTTTTTCAATAAATGTGTTGAACCATAGTTCTCATGCGGTGTAACTACTTTTATCATATATCTAGAATTTAAAGGTTTTACAATTTCTTTTTCTCCAATATCACAGAGGAAACTTATGCAGATTTTTTTCCAGCTATATTTTTTTGTTAGCATTTTTTTTAGGGATGTAGCATATTCTTTCCATTTTGATTGTTGATTATTGATAGTTTTAATGGCTTCACTGACATTTTCCAAGTCTTGTTGCGAAAATATTGTTTTTCCATCTCCTTTTATTTCTATTGGGTATACATATTTAGCGGCTTGGTTGGCAAAACTATCATCTAAAAATTCATATAAACCAGAATTTTTGGAAACAACCAAAGGAATACCAGCAGCAATAGCTTCCCAGCCAGCTAAACCAAAACCTTCATGGATAGAAAGCATAAGTGCGACAGTACTTCGTTTTAGCAAAGTAAAAATTTCTTCTCGATCCTCCTTATATGGGACTATATTATACAACGATTGACCTTCTCCAAGATTAAAAATGTTTAATTGACTTGAAATATGATTTTTAATATCTTGAATCTTTGATTTATCAAGATCTTTTTCTAATCCTACTAGTTCTACTTTAGAGTCGTGATAGAAAGCTCCTTCTCCACATTCTAGAATAGCTTTCTTTAAAGCGCAAACCGTTAGGCTAAATAATTTAATATAGTCTGTGTTATATTCTAGTCTGCCTGTACATACCCCTATAAATTTATTAGGTAATTTTTGATTGCTTTTAATTTCAGGCAATCCCGGTATGAACATCTTACATTTGCTTTTCTGTTCATCATCTACAAGATCCATTGCTGATTTATACAATTTAGGACCTACACCAAAAATAATATCGGCATTACTAAATATTATTTCTTGCCTTGATTTTTTATAAGATGATTTGTAAGGGTCAAAATTAATTTTAAACGGTTCATAGCTTTCATATGACATATGATGGAAAGCTATGAATTTACTGTTATACTCTGATTGAAACTTACATTCATAGGCAATTTTTCCTGAAATTACATCATGCCCAATAAAGTAGTTCTTAGCATCTTCTCCATTAATAGATTTTAGAATGAATGGAACAAAGGCATCACTAAACTCTTGTGACTTTAGGTTTATAATTTTAATACCTTTGCCTTCTGCGTCTTCTAATCCTGCTTTGTCTATATTTAATACTACACAATAAAGAGATAGATCTTCCAAATCCAATTTTGCTAGCGAACACAGTAAATCATAATTGAAAGAATTTATGCCTCCTTTTTGAGTACCCCATGAGTCTGTCAAAGAAATAATGTTAACCATGATACTTAGATTTAAGAATAAACAAATATAGTGAATAGATGATAGATTATCCATGAATTTTCATTTATTCGACATGGTTATGTTTTATAACATGGAAATTTGTTTTGTTTATAGATTTGTAGTCTATCAGAGGGTTATAAATAAAAAAAGGGGAAACAAAGTATATCTGTTTCCCCTTAATCTACTATTATAATTATGTCCTAGGATCGATTCCTCCCGGATTAAGATCGAATTCCTTAGAAAGATCCGTGTCATCTTGTTTTGCTTCCATACCATCCTCAGAGAAGATACACTTCTGTAAGGTGGTTGTCACTGTTCGTCCGTCATCTGGATGTGCGAAATGAACGATCAAATCAAACTCTCCAAGTCCCATCAACGTACCATCCGGAGAAGCTTCTTGGAACATTACCTGCGTGGCGTAATCAAGCTCAATGGAGGCTGTGTATGTCCAATTGCCGTAACCTCGTGAGATTGGTTGGGAACCGATACCATAGTTGCTTTCTACTTTTCTTTTCCTTTCCCATTTTACGGCCTTGATTCCATAGATCACCTCGGACGATGAGGCGAACCCGAAATTGACCTCGATCATGGACCAATCATAAGCACGGCCATTAATAAGTGTCGTAGTACTATCTGCCATATGTGTTGTTTTTAAGCGTTAGTTAAAGCGAATCCTTCCTCTACGATGATCTTTGATGTCACGCCTACTGGAACGATTGCGTATGTTATCTTTAATGTATCGGTCAATAGAATGTTTTGGTTTGAAGAGACCAATACGCTATATCCGGAGATCTCGCTATTACCTTCCATCGTGCTTAGGATGTTCTTGACAACATTTTGGTATTTCTTGATCTCGATCTCAGCCAGATATCCGGTTTTAGGATTAACCAGTACAGGTGAGTTCAAATAGGGAAGGAGGGCGTTTCTAATCGCACGTCTTGATTTATCAATAGCTCTGTTTCTGGCGATGGTCCTATAATCACCATTGGAGCAAGTCCTGTCTTTTGAGAAATAAGTACCATTTGCTCTTCCTGCGTATTTGATCGGGAAGACATATCCTTTTTCCTCGATCTCGTCAATTTGTGCTGGAGCCAATGCCTCGAATTGCAACATGCTGACAAAATCATCTCCAGTGTCGTTAAGCTCTATATTACCGAACCCGAACTCGATCTCGCTCATATGCTTGGAAGTCAGGTTGAATTGGTTTACCCAAGCGATAGACTCACACACCTTTGCTTCCGCTACACAACCCAAGGCCACGCCTACGCAACCGATAGAAGAGTGCTTTGGGTTCTCGATTTGCATTTGTCTTAATAGCTCGGATTTACCTTGCCCTAACAATGCTGTCACACGTGGAAAATCTCCTATGCAAGATGGGATCTTTACCAAATCAATGGTCTTGATAGATCCCGTGGAATCTGCGGATGTGGAGTTAGCTGTCAATAATACTGATAACGGACGGTGCTCGTTAGCTAGCTCTTCGGCGATCGTATTGATATCGGCCACTAGATTTAGCGAATAATCATCTTCTGAGCTGGATGCTACAGACCAAATGTTTTGTGATGTCCAGATTCCTAGCTGCTTAATATCTCCTTTAGCTACGGACTGGATGGTCTTGATTGCGTTCCAGTTCTTTGAGCAATCGGCGAACATTACATATAATGACCCATCCGGTTTCATGCGGAAAAACTCTGAGATATGAAAATAAGGGATACCATAGAGAAAGTTTGATTTATCTTTTTCAAATTCAGTAATACCTAATGTCACAGCCTCGTTAACGGAGAACAACTGGATAACGTCCCCGATTTTTACGTTAGAGGGCATCTGCGTATCGGTTGGGATGTCAAAGATCAATCCGCTGATATGATCGTTACCAACAGAGGTTGGTGTGAGATTGCCGTCTTTTCTGATGAAAGATACTGTTCCTATTGCCATGTTTTATTTTTTATGATAGGGATTTTGATATAAATGAGCGTTCGGGTACTGGATCGTATAAGCTCCACCCTTATTATCGATATAAAGTTCCTCGTATCCAGTGTACATTTTCAATATCTTGTTGATATTATCTGGAATGATCTGGGGAGTTGGTTCTTGAAGGGTCTTTAGGGGAGCGCTCTCTTCCATGCCTTCAATCTTATCGCCAGTCAGTTCAATGATTGGCGCTTCTTCTGTAATTGTGGTTTGCAGAGACTTTTCGGTAATCTCTTCCGCTTCTTTCTTGATTCTTGCCATTTTAATATCATGTATATAAAAAAAGGAGCGAGACTTGGCCTCGCCCCTTATCGGTTTTGGTTATTGTTTGGTCTTATGCTTTGGCGGTCAGTTTATACGCTGTCCAAACTACGATCTCTGCTGGACGAACGATATTAACGTCCATCTTCATTCTCATCTGGAAGAAGTATAACTCGGAGTTGGCTTGTAATCTGTCGATCTTCAATACCTCCGTATCGTTAGCGTAATCGACACCCATCCACAAATTAGAGTCCATTCCAGTACTGAAATTACCAAGAACGATCGTGCTCTCCGGGATTCCTACGATAGGAACGATTCTTTTACCCTTGAACATGTATTTGTTGACTTGGGTATTGTCGTTGTACTTGTATTGTTTGGATGTTACGTATTGATCATACAAGTCCCAAGAGGCCCAGTCCATGATGTAAACCAGATTGTTCTTTCTGATCTGGTAAGGACATTTCTGCCACATCGTGTACATGGCAGATTCGATCTTCTCGCCAGTATCCAATTCTGTATTACCAGCCAATACCGCAGTTTCTCCATTGATACTTTCCTTTAGGTTGGCCAAGATACGATAGATAGCTCCATCGAAATACTTATAGGAACCCGCTCCCAGATCAACGCCGTTTGTCGGTTTTGTCAACGTATCCGTGATAGCCGCAGTTCCACCCTTTACGGATTGCCAAATAGCATCCCCGATAAAGGCGTTCTTCTTGTCCATCAACAATCGTAACATCGTTGCCTGTACTTTCGGGTCAAGCTCACGGAATACTAAATTACCATCCGGTTGAGCGAACATCCAGTATTTCTCGAAGTCACGAGGATTGAACTCTAGATAAACCATGAAATCCTTCGGTTCCAAATAACGTTCACGGAACGTGTATGTTCCTTTGGAATCTGTCGGGCTTGTTGGGGTTGGTTTGTTATCTTGGATGATCTCACCTAAACTTACGGAAGGAAGGGTGTATTTGTATTGGATACCACTCTTGATATGGATCAAACCCTCCTTATAGGTATCATTGCCTTGGGCGGTATAGGTCGGCAGGTCCTCTAGGACTTCACCTGCGTATGAGTTTTGTGCAAAAGTTACACTTGCCATAAATTAATTATTAAGGTTTTAGTTATTGTTTTTACTTAAGTGACCCAAAAGTGAAGTCCTTGCCAACGACAGCCTCTACCTGTTCGGCCATTTTAGCCTCTACCGTATGGACACTATCTTTCACTTTTTCCACATTATCCTTGTCGTTTTCAATCTCTGTGGAGATCTTATCTCTGGCTGGGATAGAATCCAACGTTGCCTTAGCCAAATCAAAATTCTTCATCGCCATGTCCATCCAGTTCTGTTTAGCTGAATCCTCGATCTTACCGGCTTGAATAGCGTCTTGGACCATAGATGCGATTTTCTGGTTCATAACCTCTTTCTCAGCATCCTTGTAAGTTTTCAATTCTGCTTTAACATTTTCTAGCTCTTTAGTCAGGTTCTGGTTCTTGGTGATCTCTCCCTCTTTCTCGATTTTCAAGGAATCGATAGTCTTGTTAGCCTCCGTTAATTTATTCTCGACACCAACCAATTCCGTGATTCGTGCCATGACTTGTGAGACCTCTGTTTTTTCCTTGAAACCAAGAGAAGCGACAACAGCACCAAAATTGAAATCAATAGTCTTGTTTTCTTCCATGTTATTTGTCTTGGTTTTATTTTCTACTTCCGTAGGTTCTTGTTTGTTTTTATTAAGATTAGAGATACTATCATCTAAAGGTTTATTTACCTTATTTAGAGTGTCATTAAGCGATAGCTCATTGCAAACAGAGGTGATTGTGTTCTGGAGGATATGGCTGTCTGTAATGCCCTCTATTGCGTTCTTGACTTTCTCTATTTTCTGTTTTGAGGTCTTTATCACGTTCTCCGCTGGGATGATGCCCGCCTTAACCGCATCTTCAGCCGTGAAGAACGTACCATCGGAATCCTCCTTACCAGACATGATCTCCTTTACCTTGGTCTTGTTAAACCCCCATCTCTTCATGTAGATCGTCTCGATCTGTTGCCGGAAGGCCTTGACATAATCAGGTTCGTCAATCTCTGCGTTGGTCTTACATTTATCATCGGTCCCACATTTATCCTTTTCATCTGAGGCTGTATTGAACGGGTTATGTACCATTAGGATCGCATAATCCCTCATTAGGGATTTGTCTCCTGCGGCCCAGATGATAGAACCCATAGAGGCGGCTAGGCCCTCGTTTATACATTCCGTGGGGATTGATGAGTTTCTGATCACTGAGAACATACTCATACCATACAAAACAGAACCACCCTCACTATTAATGAGGATACTGATCTTGCTTGGTTTTACGTAGCTCTCTATCCATAAGAACTCTGAGTTGAATGCGTTGGCGCTATACTCGTTTACTGAATCAAAGAATCTGATATCGCAAACCTCATTCGTTTTAGCTTCTCCAACGACATATTTGAATTTTGTCGTATCCATCGTAAGTTGTTTTGGTTTAGTTTATTAAGATTAGATGTAAACAAGGAATTATGTTGAAACAAATATTTGTGGGATATAATTTGTGTATTATATATTTTTTGTGTTAATTTGATAAAAAATA